GTCCCACTCACGCTTTTGAGCACCAAGTCGGTCGTCTTTACGAATATCACGACCAACGGCTCTGGAGTGTTGTCCATTGACATAGGGGGTTGAAAGGTCCCCAAAGCTGTCAATGTCCACTCTCGAAAAAGCGTCGCAGGTTGCAAGCTTTCCAATAGGAAGCATGCTAGGTCCGTTTGCATAGAATTCCGTATCTACGTACTCGTTCAGTACTTCGACTTGGTCATCTGTGTAAACAGGCACGGACTTCTTGTTTCCTTCATCGCCGACAAGATGGAGATTAGAAACATAACGTACCGACTGCCCCCAATGGTGGGAACGTGTCGCAGCGTCACGTTGAACTCTTCCCCATCCGCTGGATTCGTGATAAAGAGAATCCGTGGGAAGGTAATTTGCACCAACAGGTGCGGGTTCGCCGACAACAGCCTTGTCAGAATAGCTCCACGGGTCGGGTGAATCGCTATCGGGTTTAGAACTTGAAAGTTCTCTTCCACGAAGAGCGAGAGCCCATACATCCCGGAGATACTCGGCAGCTGACGGGTAGAGTCTGAAAAGCCGATGTTGCAGCTGCACGATTGAATCTACGGATTCAACCCAGTTAAGTACAGCATTTTCGTCTTCACAGTCAATCGGGTTGAACGTGCGAGAGAAGCGTACGAATTCGCCGCATACTCCATCTATGAGGAATACGCCACAGGATTCACGCACCTCGCTAGGTTCAGTGAATGATTTCAGGCGGTTGACTTTCAAACCGTAATACTCACAACGTTCCCAGAATAAACTAAGACTGGAGCAGGGAGATATTACGTCGTCACCTACCACCCCAAACTGGTCCGCAATCTCAAGGATTGCCTTCCAGAGCTCGTCGTCTGGCATCCAGAAAATACTGGGGTCACAGTACGTGTCGAGGTGTGCGGTGATTGCAATTGATATCAAAATCACTTGCATGAAGTCAAAAGTGCCGCTGCAACCCATTGGGCCGCCCATGTACATGGTGAACACAAAGTTACCAATTTTGACATGAGTCGGTCTGCAGGAATAAGCAGCACGGAACCATGAAAATGGGAGTGCATCTGCCCATAATTTGAGGCTAACAAGGTCTGAGCACGCAGAGAAATCTGTAGTAGCCAGATTCATGTCGAGAGCAAGAGAGCAAAGTCTTCTCTGCTTCTCCTGGTCGAAGTTATTGACTATCAGCCTCGGAAGGGTTCTTGCTTTTAGAGTAGGTTCGATGCATTCTCTTGCAAATTTCTGACCAAAATGAGCAGTCAGAGGGTTTACAGAAGTTACACCACGGAACGCAGTAGCAGATTTCGGAACAGCCCCAACATGGCAATAAGATGCCTCGCGGGTATAGTCCTTATCTGGTTTTACGATTCTCCAATCACTCTCGTCTACGCCCTCCATAGACAGAAACACGGACTGCTCGAGCCCTGTGTCATTCATGTCGTAGACACCTCCAGAGAAATCACCACGGACAGCCTCCTCTGCTTTAGCAGCGAAGCCGTACTGAGAGGGTTCCTCAAGAGGAAGGGATACGCGGTTTGCACGCCGCCACCCTGGAAGCATAAGGTCACCGATACAGCTGAGGTATTTAGCGCCGAATGAATCACCGGCATAGCCATCAGCCATCAGTGTTTTTCCTGGACCCGTATAAAACAGTGCTCCTTTCCATTTCGACCAGCCTTGCGGGGCCTGACCGAGGAACAGTTGCACAACTCTTGCTGTTCGTACCATCCAAAGAGGTGTCTCGACAGCAAAAGTCCGACGGCAGGTTTCATTATGCTGATAGAAGTCCCACAACGTCATCGCCCGGTAGAACGGAGCGTCAACGAATTGCAGGTTTTTAAGGAAAGTGCAGAGTTCCATGCCTAAGCGTTTGTCGCCGTGGGTTACGAACGAGAAGACATTTCCCTCTGCAATAGAGGCGATTCCCATTGCCGCGTCGAAGACCTGTTTTCCTTCCTCGATTAAGTCAATGAGAGTGTGACGGGTTGCCTTACCGTCAACAGTCGTAGCGGTTAAATAGCTGATGATTTCAGCACTGCTTCCAGACACTAAATCCTCACACATCTTTAACAATGTGTTTACAGCTAACATGACATGGACAACATTCTTCCTAACAAACTTGGAAATAAGCTTATCAGAAACTTCACTCGGCTCTTCAGCTTGCAGGCTGAAAAGAAGCATAGTCTCTAGAGATGGTATGTCATGTACCTCCTCGACCCAGTTGGTGCAATCAACTAACTGAAGTTGGACATCTGTGCCTTCTAAATACACAGACTCTTGCATACCAACCAGGGAGATGGGCGGTACTTCCGTAGTACCGAGCAGAGCAAAGGGTTCCACGGTCAAGTAGGACTCCTTTATCAGCTTCTCCATCTTTTCTTTCCCGGAGACGAACATCTGACGGTATGTGCTTTCGAGCAGCTTTGCGACCTGCAGGTAAGAAACAAGGCCTAATTTAGCAAACTTTTTCATATTAATATCTCCTTTAAGTTATATTATCGGATTAGTCCTCATGAGTGAGGTTGCCACGCATAAAATCATTGATACGAGCCGTACCAGCGTTATTATACATGACGGAAAAATGACGAACCAAAGCCTGCTCAACAAGAGCAGCGGTAATGTCACCTGTACGAGCATGTCTGATTGTTGTCTTGATAACAATCGGGGTCTCGTAAGAGTCTTCGGTGCAGCAGCAACTGGATTCTCCTTCCTCTTCGGTCCAAGTGGTACGGAAAAAGTCAGAAGTCTCAAACGCATACTGCACGCCTGCTGAATCTTTGACAAGTTCCGATGTTGCTTTAGTGTCAACACGCGGTAAGTCGCGGAAGGTCAGCACGATACGTTCAGACGTATCGAAATCTGTGGTTGAGTTCGTGAGAACGACTGTGTTCCCAGAATTAGAAACACCTGCGGCATAATTAGTACCGAGGCCGAGAGCAGTGAGCCCAAGGGCTTTGCCACTGGCAGTTGTGTTTGAAACTGGGATGGATGTTGATTTGGTCATTGTGTTTTCCTCCTAATAACCATAACGTGAGAAACTCTCTCCTATTGCCTTAACCTCCTGTACAAGCTGAGTTGGACTAAGTGAATGCTTGAGCGCCTCTCTTAAAGCGATAGTATCTATACTTCTCTTGATTTTAACGCGGGTAGACGGGGAGTACTCGTCCTGCCAAGCGTAATCATCGATTGTATAGTCTGTACAAAAATCACGAAAAAAGAACGTGATTGGTGTGCCCTCAATACTAAGTGTACCCTTCGAGGTTATCCAGTAACCATACGAAAATTCGAAGTTTCTCTCAGTATAATATTGAGCCTTCTGCATGTGCTCCAATTGTGGACCAATTGGCAACGCCCAGTCAACTATGAACGAATAGGGAACAAAATCCCAAAGTTGATACCAAGACGGGTAGAAGCCCCAAGCTTGTGCAGCTTTAGACAAATTCTTCCATCCGGCAAGGACCCTATCGCGAGATGCATAAGACACCGCAATCGGAAATCCATTGAATTCGGCGAAACCCCTGTGCAGAATCCAGGGATTATAAAATCTTTCCACACGTTTTTGGACATAGCCACAATACGCTTGTAAATCAGAAATGCCTGTGGAGCCGACATATCTGTACTGCAGCCATGTGCTCTTCCACTCTTCCGGAAGGTCAATCTTACCGGAAATCATCCACGAGTATGCAACCCCAATTGCGGCCAAAACATTTTGCCAAGAATTGGAAGTCGTATATTCTATACCTGGCCACGTTTTCGATCCTTCAAACGAACCGTATAACGCAGATTGGATTGCCATGTCATATTCGAAGTCCCCATAACGAGGGAAGCTCGACATGCTCACTGGCGTGGACGCGGCGTTGGGACGACTAATTATACGAGTATAAGTAGACGTGAACGCGCTGAGTTGGTAATTGAATCTCCGCACCATCGTTGTTGCTGACTCCTTCGTAACAGCATGCACAAAGTAGCTTTGGATAATACCATTCCTGGTACCATTCCTAGGCAAACTCCACGTGTTGTACACCTTTTCTGGGTAGTACTGTAGAGCGCTTTCAAATGCATGCCAAAGGGACAGAAGCGTCACTTCGATAGTGCCATCATGCAGGTCAAACTCCTGAACGGGCCCGCTGTTGCCAAAAGAGTAACGAAACCCTTTGACAAATACAGTGGTATCCTTCGCCCGAGTAACAAACACGGGATCGAGATAGTGATTAACACCAAGGTACAGTCTCCCAGCCGGAGTTGGCTGGAGAACACTATATACCTTCCCGACAGGGCTTTGCCAGATGATAGGATAGCCAATTGTTGAGCTAGCATACGGTACCGCAATTTGGATTGAATCCGTTGATGTCTCAAACACCTTGGTCTTCGTGTCGTAGCTGGGATACCAGTAATCCAGAAAATTCTGGAAGTCCAGTTCAGCATCGGATGAAAAACCCGGGTAGTTATGAGTAATCTTCTGTCGAGTATACTCATCGATGGTCCAAGGGGATCCGAATTTTGCATGAAAGAGCAAGCCCTTTCGCTTTCCAGACCCAGCAGAGTACGGATTACTCTCATCAGTAAATCCATAGCGTAACCAGAGTTGACTATCCGGGACGTAAGAACGCACCGAAATATCTGGAGTGCTATCAGAATCCTCAATACGTTCAAAAGGAACGTCCATGTAGTAAGTACATGGGAAATTAAAGTCTCCGGCGGCATGACCGCTGTAGACGACCCTGATTTGCTTGCTATGAAGGTGATGATTAACAATCATTGTATCACTCCTTTGCAGTAAATTGGGCAGAAACCCCTCAGCTAGGC